TACAGAAACGATTAGAAGACTTAGAAGCTAAATTTGCTGAAGTAATTAAAAAATTAGAAATACCAACTAAACTAGAAGATGACTATGAGCTCCCATTCTAAATTTCAAATAGGTGATAAACTAAAAGCTAGTGAACTTGATTCCGAAGAATATGGTTTAGAATTTGTTACTATCACTTCAATAAATGAAGAAAACCAAGTTTATCATTGGGAAGCTTACTACCCACTTTTAGGAGGAACAATGCATTCAGGTTATTTTTTCAATGAAGCAGAATTATATGAAGAATAAATACTATAAAATACTAGTTAGTGTATCTACATGGCATTTAAAACCATATAGATTTGAACATTCCGTTGGGCATAAAACTTACATTGAGTATGGTTTTTTATGTTTTAAATTTGTAATTGGTTGAATTATATTATAGAGTTGGTGTGTTTTTTAGTTGGAATAATATATTTATATTAAAAGTAATATGAATTATCAACGAATATATAATGAACTTATCAACCGGGCTAAAAACAGAAAATTAAAAGGTTACAAAGAAAGACATCACATCATACCTAGATGTATTCAAGGCTTAGATACTGAAGATAATATAGTAGAATTAACAGCTAAAGAACATTATGTAGCACATAGATTATTAACAGAAATTTATCCGAATAATTCTAAAATAAAATATGCATATTGGATGATGTGTTCTATGGAAACAGAATCACAAATGCGATATAAAGTTTCTGCAAAATCATATGAATATGCAAAACAGCTAATATCAACGAGAACCGTGGAGACAAAACAAAAAATATCAAAATCATTAAAACAATCATATGATTCTGGTAAACGTAAAAAATGGAACTTAGGCAAAAAGATGCCAAAAGAGTATGGTGAAAAAATAAGTAAGGCAAAAAAAGGTATGGTAGGTACAAATAAAGGTATTCAAATGTCAGAAGAACAAAAAGAAAAAATACGTAATACCTTATTAGGTCATGAAGTAGATCAAAATACAAGAAATAAAATTTCGCAAACGTTACTAAATAAACCTATTTTGATATGTCCACACTGTGATAAATCTAGTAGAGGAACTTCTTTTAAAATTTATCACTTCGAACATTGTAAATTTAAAAAATAATTCTTATAATATAATATGAAACGAATAACTGATTACAATAAAGTATTGCCAATAATTGAATTATATCGATGCGTGCAATCCGAAGGCTCTAGATTTGGCCGGCCTACAATAGCTATACGCACAACAGGTTGCACTCATAGGTGTTATTTTGGTGCTGGAGGGTGGTGTGACAGCTGGTATAGTTCAATTCACCCGGAGAAAGGAACATTTACTTTCAATGACATCGTTGCCATATATGATGAAAATCCTCATATCAAGGAAATGATGTTAACTGGAGGTTCTCCCACAATGCATCCGGCCCTAGTAAATGAATTAACACACTTCGCTCATGAAAGAAACATTCTTATCACTATTGAAACTGAAGGCTCGCATTTTATTGGTACTGATTATCCTATTGGGCTTATCAGTCTTAGTCCTAAGTTTAGCAATAGCATTCCCGTTCTGGGTACACATACACCACAGGGTAAGGTCACGGATGAAGCTATGATTCGTCAACACAACAAGTTTCGTTCAAATCTTACAGCAATGAAGGAAATGATTGAATTTCATGCAGATTATCATTATAAGCCAGTATGGGACGGCACTGCAGAGAATTTAGCAGAGATTGAAGAATTACGCCAAATGTTAAATATTCCGAAAGATAAGACATACATTATGCCAGCTGGCGACACTAGAGAAGAATTGATTCGAATGTATCCCGTAGTATTTGAAATGTGTGCTGAAAAGGGATACAACATGACAGGAAGGGATCACATAATAAGTTACGATACAAAGAGGGGAGTATGAGCCAAGATAATCTAACAATCATTACCAAAGAATTCAATGAGTTCAAAGGTCAATTCGTAATTTGCAGTGACCAGGTTTATCGTTTCATTGGTATAGCTGATGATGACGAAGATTGGTATTATGTTCTTTATGATGGACGTAGAATTACCCTTCATTCATGTGTAGGAAGTATAACTCCACTTAAAGGTTATATTTATGATGATCATTATGATGAAATGATACGCATAGCAAAACTTAACCATTATGATTTGTTAGAAGAAGCATTTTCAGAATTCGTCGAACAACATAAACGAGACGTAACTGATTGGCAAACTACTCAGTTCATTCTAGGACCTCATTGGGAATTAAACTAAAAAAAAAAAGGATAAATATGGCACGTTTACAAGATCAAAATCTTAAAATAAAAATTCAAATTTTAGATGCAGACGATAATATTTTAGTATCAGGCGTAACTAGTCAACAAATGATACATGATCTCGAAGTATATCAAGGTATTAGTGGTGTAGATCAAGCATATCGTATGTTATTAGATGAATTAGAACAAAAACAACAAGCAGAAAAATGAATTGGACCGTTACAACAACCGTTGGCAATATCAACATTAAATACGAGATAAAACAATGAAAAAAATTATCTATTTCACAGCAGAATGGTGCGGACCATGCAAAATGATCAAACCGCAAATGAAAGAATTGGCAACGCAACTACCAATTACATTTATCGATGTTGAAACAAGCAAATCAACAGCAGACCATTATCTAGTAAAAAACATTCCATGTGCTATTCTAATAGATGAATTTGGATCTGAACGAGGTCGACTTGTTGGAAATAACATCAACAAAAATACAGTTACAGAATTATTTAATCGTTAAAAAGGAACAAGTTATGGAATGGAATCCAATTGGAGATCAAGTTTTATTGAAAATCGAAAAAACAGCAGAGAAAACTAAAAGCGGCATCATCTTGGTAGATCGTGATATGCAGTTTAACGCAGGAACAGTTGTAGCAGTAGGCCCAGGCTTATTCACAATGACCGGAGACAGAATACCAATGTCAGTAGCACCAGGTGATACGGTAATGGTGTATAAATCAAATCTAGGTGAAAACAAAAGCATCGTGATTGATGATGAAGATTATTATCTTATTCGTGAATCAGAAATTGGTGTTGTAAAATCTGCAAAATGATAGAAACATTAGGATGGATTAGTACCGCACTAGTACTATTAGGATATGTATCCAATGCAACCGGCCGAACAAAACTTGCCATGGTTACATGGATTGCCGGAGACATTGGTTGGATTACATATGACTTTTTTATCAACAATTTCAGTCATTTGGTTTTAAGTTTAGTTATCATTATTATTAATTTATACGGAATATATAGGTTATGGAAATCATCATCAGCCGCGAAGAAATTGCCGAACGCGTAAAGGATTTAGCAATAGAAATTTCGCAGGATCATATTGATTCGGGTAATGCAATGCCCCCAGTAATGATTTGCATATTAAATGGATCAATTCATTTCTTTTCAGATTTGACCCGAGCAATGACCATTGATTGTGAAATAGATTTCTTGAGATTGAAATCATATGAAGGACAAGACAATTCTGGAGGTATCAAGTGTCTTAAAGAATTGGAATTAGAACTCAAAGGCAAACGAGTTTACATTGTTGATGATATTTGTGATACTGGTGCAACATTGTTAGAAGCCATAATAATGTGTAACAGTCGAATAGCACAAGAAGTAAAAATAGTTACATTGCTAAAAAGACGAGATGGCGTTGATTTAACCGATTACTGCGGATTTGAAATAGGTGATGAATTTGTTGTAGGATATGGATTGGATAATAATGGATATCAACGAGAATTACTAAATATATACAAGATAAATTAATTGGATACGGGTTAGATATTTATAATAAAGGAATGTTATGATTATCTATAAAACAACAAATTTGATTAACGGTAAATTTTATATAGGACAAGATTCAAAAAATGACCCGTTGTATTTAGGATCCGGTAAATTATTACATAAAGCAATAAAAAAATACGGAATAGGAAATTTCCGTAAAGATATTTTAGAACATTGTGTATCTAAACGAGAATTGAATGAACGAGAAATTTTTTGGATAACGGAATTAAACCCGATATATAATATAGCAAAAGGAGGTTCTGGGGGCGATACGATTACAAATCATCCAGAATATGATAAGATTATCGATAAGTTGAAGAAACGTCCAGTACGATATTGGACCGAAGAACAAAAAGAAAATCAGCGCGGAGAAAATAATCCAGCTAAGCGTATTGATGTTAGAGAAAAAATAAGTAAATCAAAAATTGGAAGACCTAGGTTAGATCAATTAGGAGATCTTAATTCAGCGAAACGACCGGAAGTTAGAGAAAAAATCCGAATGCAATTAAAAGGAGTTCCTAAACAAAAAATAAATTGTCCTCATTGTAATAAAGAAGGGCAGCCATCGAATATGTATCGGTGGCATTATGATAATTGTAAATTTAAAACGAAAGAATAAATGTATCAATCAATAGGTTATGATAAGAAAAATGGCATAATGCATGTTTGGGACTCTGAATTAGGACATCAAAAGTTTCCATTCAAACCATATGCATATTTACCAGATGATGCAGGACAACATGTTTCGTTAGATGGAACTCGCCTAAAACGTGTAGAAGGCAATCACAAAGATAATCCAACGGCGTATGAATCTGACATCAATGAAGAAATGCGAACTCTTATTGATTTATATTATGAATCAGATGAACCTTCAAAAGGACATAGAGATTTATTTTTTGATATTGAAACAGAACGAGATGAAAACGGATATTCAACTGCCGAAGAAGCTCGTGCACGTATTACATCAATTGCTTATTATGATAAAGCAGGACAAGATCGTCGAGTATTGTTGTTAGATGAAGAACGCAGATTAAATAATGCAGGATTCGAAGGCGATGGTTATGTAGTTGAAATATTCACTTCAGAAGCTGCAATGCTAACGCGTTTCATCAATGCATTTGCAGAAATTCAACCTACCGTTATCTCCGGATGGAACACGGATAATTATGATATTCCATATCTTGTTAATCGCATCAAAAAGATATTAGGTGCACAGGCACTTAAAAAGCTTTCTCCTGCAGGTATCGTTGAATGGAGTAAAAGCAGAGAACGTTACAAGATATTTGGTGTATCTAGTTTAGATTACTTGACACTATATAAAAAGTTTACGTATACAGAACTTCCGAATTACCGATTAGATACTGTAGCCAAATTTGAATTAGGTCGCGGAAAAGTAGAATATGACGGTGATTTGAACCAATTGTTTGCAACCGATATTCACAAGTTTATTGAATACAACATGGTTGACGTTAATTTGGTTTATGATTTAGATGATAAACTTCAATTGATACCATTAGCACGGACTATATGTCATAAAGGCCATGTTCCATATGAAGATGTGTATTATGCATCTAAATACTTGGATGGCGCGGCAATTGTAGATTTGAAACGCAATGGTCTAGTTGCTCCGAATAAAAGATTTCGTTTTATTGAAGAAGAAACAGAAGCTGATGCATTAGCAGGCGCATATGTAATGCCTCCCGTGCCTGGATTATATAAATGGATCTATGACTTAGATTTAACATCACTATATCCTAGCATCATTATGAGTTTGAATATTTCTCCAGAAACAAAAATAGGAGTTATTCAGAATTGGGATGAAGAATGCTTGCTACGGTCAGATGCTACTCAAGTAACATTCGCAGATGGCACTTATGCCCAAGACATTCGAACATGGCTAACGGATAATGCATATACAGTTGCAAGTAACGGTGCAGTATATCGAACAGACATCAAAGGATTCTTACCTACCATTCTAGAAAAATGGTTTGATGAACGTGTTGAATTTAAGGATAAGCGCGATGAATATGAAGTAGGAACTGAAATGTATAAGTTTTATGATGCATTGCAGTTAACGCAAAAAGTATTGCTTAATTCATTTTATGGAGTATTAGGACTTAAAACATTCCGCTTCCATGACCTAGATAATGCAGGTGCAATTACCGCAACAGGTCAAAGTGTAATTAAGTTTTCTGCAAAGGTTATCAATGCACATTATGCAAAGGAAACTGGTAAGGATCATTTTATTAATGCAACCGGTATGCCAGCAGAATTTGCATTTTATACAGATACAGATTCAACCTTTTGTTCTTCATTGCCTTTGATTGAAGCTCGTTTTCCGGGTTTTGATGAATCAGATGAACAATTCATGATTAACCAAACCAATGCAATTGCATCTGAAGTTCAGAAAAAGGTTAATGCAATGTATGATATATATGCAGTTCGTTTTCACAATACAAAATCACATCGTTGGCAAATTAAACAAGAATACATTGCAAAATCAGGTTTATGGATTGCAAAGAAAAGATATGCACAATGGGTTATTTACAAAGAAGGTAAACCTACGGATAAATTAGACATCAAAGGGTTAGATGTTGTTAGATCATCTTTCCCGGAAGACTTCAAAAAAATAATGAAAGAAACATTGTGGTATATTCTTAAAGAAAAAGATAAAACAGCTACTTCAGATATGATTCATAAATTCAAATCCGGATTGAAAAATTCTGAAGTATTAAATGTTATGAAGAATTCCGGAGTTAAAGAAATATCCAAATTCATCAAAGGCAGAAAGCCATTTACAGGATACATATCAGGAACACCGGCACATGTTAAAGCAGCAATCAATTTCAATGACTTTTTACATATGTATGGCATCAAAGACATTACTCCTATTCAAAATGGAGAAAAAGTAAAGTGGGCATACCTATCAGATAATCCATATGGAATGGAAACAATGGCACTTCGAGGATATCAAGATCCAACGCAAACCGTAGAATTTGTTACGCAATACATTGATCGCAATAAAATCTTTGAAAAGGAATTGAAAAATAAACTTGATGATTTTTATGCTGCAATGAATTGGGGTGCATTTCCGGAAAATAATAATGCAAATAAGTTTTTTACATTTGGCAAATAATTTTTTATTTTTCGTAATATTTATATTAAAATAAAGGAAATATATATGTCAAATATTAAAATGAAAAACATACTATCAGAAAATATGCGCAGAATTGGCACAAAAAATTTAAACGAAGGACTTCTCAGTAATTTTTTGCAAAGTCTAGCACAAAATACTACCGCAATGGTCGATGTTCTTACTATTATAGAGTTTGCAAGAAAAGATAAAGATGGAGAAAATGCTGATGAAGCAGTTCAATATTTAATGGATAAACATAAGATATCAGCAGAAGAAGCGTTAAAAAATGTTACATATGTTTATACAAAATTTGCACCATGGATAGAATTATCTAGAAAATAACTTGAGATTATATCTCAAATTTTAAATGTATTAGCTAAACAAATAGTTGTATACGTAGATTTATAATATTTTAGAGATGCATCGCCTTTAACATAATTTAAAAAAGTATAACTAAATATGAAAACTTCTGATTTGACAAATCTTCTTACAGAAAACATTACTCGGTTTGGAACAAAAAATTTAGATGTATATGATAAATTATTGATAGAAGGCATCGCAAAACATCAAAATAAAATACTATTAGCATTTGCCGTTGCTGGCGGATTATTAATTGGAACTTACAGTGGTATTAGACATTCTAATTTAAAAAATAAATGGATGGATGTATATAATAAAGTTAAACAATTAGATCCAGAAAAAGCAAAAGAAATTAATGCGTTAGTTCAGCAATTTGATTATCCAACTGGTAAAGAAGGATATCGTTCTATGTATGATACTCAAATTGATAAAAAATTAGAAGCAGCAATCGATTCATTTGTTGTAAATTATGATAAATCAAAACCAGCAGCTCCTGATGCGTTAGATTTAGATGATGATGGAAATTATAATGAATTAATAAAAAATACATTTCAAGATTAAAATTAAAATAACATCAGTGCAACTTTAAGTTGCACTTTTTTACTGTTATAAAGGTTGGAATAAATAGATAAATTTTATATAATAAGTTATGATTGGTTATAAAAGTATATGGTATGGTAAAGAAGTTGAAGGACGCTTTACGGATATCGAAACATGTTTTATTGCAGATTTTTCTCCATTAGTTTATGGAAAAGAAAGAATAAAACCCGTGCCACACATTTACATTTGCTCAACAGCAACTCAACAATTGATTGATGACATCAAATCTAAAGATTTCAATTGGCAGAACATATTCAACATGATAACAGACACTCAGTTTGTTTCAATTGAAGCAACACCCGGTATGTTAGAACATATTCCACCAATGATCCGAATCCGAGCACACATATTACTAATGATTGATTGCAAAGATGCTGGATTGCTTAAACAAACAGATAGTATTAAAGTAGTTTACGGAGATTACAAGTTGTATTGCATGACAGTGCATAATATGCAATCAGTGAATCCAGATGATTATAAATTTGACCGCCATGAAGTATAGTGTAGTAGTTACATTCAGCATCGAAGGATTCCATTGTTGGCCTGATGCTAAAGATGTTTTTCCAGAAGTAGCATTCTTATCAGATAGACACAGACACATGTTTGGATTCCGATGTTATGCACATGTAACGCATACAGACCGAGATGAAGAATTCATTTTATTGAATCGCAAAATACAAAAAACATTGCGAATTGGGTTTACTTCTCCAATAACCAATGTATTAGAATTTGGGTCAATGTCGTGTGAAATGATTGGAGAATGGTTATTAAATGAATTTCCGGCGCTTTACAAAGTTGAAGTATGGGAAGATTGGGAAAATGGTGCAATCATTGAAAGATAACATGAAGATATTTTTAGTAGATTTAGAATCAGTTCCAACTCGTTATACTTGTGAATGGAAATGGCACGTTCCTGCATTGCTTCGCAATAATGGATTTGATGTAGAAGTTATTGAAGGAGATTTAACAATTCCAGAAGCCGTAACACCAGGTGCCTTTTTAAACTTTGGCGGTACTAACATGTACAAGGCTACACAAACACATCGTTTAGCAGAATTGTTTACACGAGGTGAAATCAATGCCGGAGATCAAATTGTATTTACAGATGCTTGGCACCCAGGTATCATCAACGTGAAATACATGAGTGAACTCTTAAATATACCTGTTGTAACGCACGGACTTTGGCACGCGGGTTCATATGACCCAAATGATTTTTTAGGTCGGCTCGTAGGAGATAAGCCCTGGATTAGACACGCTGAGCAAGCCTTTATTGGTGCTTTTACGCACAATTGGATGGCAACTGCAGCACATTTTGATTTAATGCGCGAAACATATGATATTATGCATGACCGGTCCTTTGATAGAACAGGTTGGCCTATGGAATATACCGAATCAATGATTGCTCCGCGTCTTTGGGCTAAAAAAGAAAACATCATTGTGTTTCCGCACCGAATTGCGCCAGAAAAGCGATTAGATTTATTTCAAAGATTAGCAAAACATCCAGATTTGCAGCATTACGAATTCTGTGTAGCAATGGAGATGAATTTAACGAAGCCAGAATATCATGAATTGCTTCAACGAGCTAGATTTGCG